GGGGCTTATTGCCTTGGTGGTAGCGGTTCGTATTCTGTCCGCGTTGTAAGAGGTTGATATGCCAGGCGCACTTGACAGTCTTTTTAAGGATGCTGCCAAGCAGATCGTTGCTGACCTTGGCGACAGCCTAGATACCGAGATCGACTACACCCGTAAGTTTGATGGAGCGTATGACACAGCCACAGGTGCGTTTACGACATTTGACCGTCCGTACTTCAATCTGAAGTGCCCGATTGAGTTTGTTCGATCAGAGGAAGAAGAAGGACGCGAAGAGCGTAAGGCTCGTGTCTACGTCTCGCCTGATCAGATAGGCGGCAATCAGCCTACGTTCCAAGATGAGGTGACGTTGAAGTTTGCTGGCTCAAGCCGTGCTGCTCAGATCACCGACATCGAGACGTTTCGTGGCGGTCAAGAGTACCTGTATATCTTGCTTGTGAGGTTCTGATGGCCAAACGGGTTTCTGATCAAATCAAAGACACAACCGAGGCTTATCTTCAGCAAAGTTACAACAGGCTGATTGCTACGATCATGCGTCGTTTGGCAACAAAAAAACGGAGTCCGGTTTATACCGGGTTTTTTGCTTCTAGCTGGAAGGCTGACACGTCTCCGATTGAGGACAAAGACAAAGTTGAGAACTTTTCTCCATGGTCGGAAATTAGAAAGCGGAAGCGTCAAGATCCCACAAGTAAGGAATACAAGATTGATCCGAGGTTTTATCCGCCGAATAAGGCTTACAACTACAAACGTCGCGTTTACATCGGCAACACTGCTGAGTATTCGATTTATGCGTTAGAAAGCGGCAAGGTTCAGCAGTTTGTGCAGGGACCGGAGATGAAAAAGCTGGTTGAAGAAGCGTTTAAAGAGCGCACGCCCAAGATTTCTGTTGGCGGCAGGCAGGGCATTGGAACGTTTGGCACGCAAGCTGGCAAGATTTACACTGGCTATAGCGAGCTGTAGTCATGACCTTAGTCAACGCCAGAGCAGCTTTTGAAAAGGCCGTGACTGATGCTGTAGCAGCAGCAGATGCCACGGTGCTGATGAAATACGACAACGTTGCTTTTACGACTCCAGGCAAAACCAAAAAGTACATTCTGATGACTGTCAGCTTTGGGCAGTCCACGATCCAGAATCAAGGTGCAGCGCAGGACTATTACTCTGGCACGATCCAATGCAATGTGTATGTGCCCAAATCGGCTGGTACGGCAGTTCTTTCAGCGATTAGCGAGTCTGTAATTGACGGCTTGACTTCAGTCAACGCACCTGGCTACACCGATACGTTTAGCAGTTCTCCTCGTGTGCTCGACATCGTTGGCCCAACATCGCTTGACGTTGAAGATCGCTCACACTTTGTTGGTGTGATTTCTTGCGGGTTTACTGCAACCGCATAGTATAGTATTGAATAAACGCAAACCTTCGATGCGGGCTGCAGAAATTCTTCGCAACAAGTTTGGTGTAAGCCAGCTGTATAAGCATCAGGTTGAGCAGGATGGGGAAGTGGTGCTGGAGATCTACTGGCATCCGTTGACGATTGCTGAGCGTGAGTCAATCCAGAAAACTGCTGACTCTGATGAAGCCAGCGACTTTGCGCTTGGCATGATGATCCGTAAGGCGTTGGATGCTGATGGCAAGCGTCTTTTTCAGGATGGTGAAAAGGCTGTGCTGAAGAACTCTGTTGAGGCTGCAGTGCTTCAGGACATCCAGCTGGCAATGCTGTCCTCTGGAACGGAGAACAAGGTGGAGGAAGCGAAGGCAGACCTCAAAAGCTAATGGCGATTGGTTCTTTCTTTATGCGTTAGCGAAGGAGCTGGGCATGACGGTTGCTCAGCTCTCGCAGACGTTGACACAAGAAGAGCTGATCGGCTGGGCTGCGTTCTTCGAGTTGAAGAACGAGCAGGAAGAGAAAGCGATCCAGAATGCCAAAACTGCCAATAGGGCGCAAACAATGTCTAGGCGGTAGGATTGAGTGAGGTCGCCGTTGTGCTGTGTCTAGCTTTGGGATCAACCTAGACCTGCAGCTGCGCGGAGAATCTGGCTTAAAAAGAGCCATTCGGGGTGCTGAACAGCTTGAAACTCTTTTCAAGCGAATTAGCGATAAAGGGCTTGACCTAAGCAAGATCAAAGGAATACAAAAAACAGGCGATATAGCTGATTTCAAGAAAAAATTTACGGATCTTGCGAAAGAAATTGCTGCTGGTAAGAAAAAGTTTGGAGATACAGAGGTAAGCATCCGGCGCTATCGAGATGCTTTTAAGCAACTTGCGGCAAACACAAAAGCTGGAACGCCATCTTTTAACGAATTTACAGCTGCTATTGCTCAGCTAGATCAAGAGCTAGATAAAATTGCAAAAGCCTCAGAGAACGCGAGACGCGCTCAGCTAGGGCTTTTAAGTGTTGAAGAAGAGGCTGCTCAGATTGCTCGTCAACAGGCTCAATTAAAAGCTGATCAAAAGAAAGAAAGAGAGGCTGCTGCCCGCAGAAGAAATGCAAGAGAGGCAAAGCGTGAAGCTGATGCACTTGCCAAGCTCAATCGTCAACAAGAGCGAGATGCAAAGCTTGCCAAAGAAAGACAGCGAAGACAGCGTGGGCGAGCTATCGGTGATTTTGCTGCAAGCGTTGGTTTTCCGCTGCTGTTTGGAGGGGGCATTGGATCAGTAGCTGGCGGGGCCATCGGGTCTATTGCTGGTAGTGCAACTGGAATAGGTTTTGGCGCTCAAATCCTTGGAAGCGCTCTTGGTCAATCATTAGAGCAAGCTGCCCGAGCAGCTAACGAATTTGCGACAACACTTACTTCAGCCACAAGTTCTGTAGATCAGTTAATTGATGCTGTAGGTGTTAGGCGCACTGGTACGGCAACAAGTGCTCGATTCGCTCAAACCTTAGGTATTGGAGGGGTTGCCAGAGCTGGTTTGCAGAGCGAGCTTGCAGATATTGTGGGCGACAAAGGAGTCAAGAGTCTTGAGGCTTTAGCCGACTCATCTGCTGAAGCTGCAAGCTCGGTTTCACAGTTTGGAGCAAAAATTACGGCTGGTTTCGCCCCAGCGCTTACTGCAATCAATAAAACCATTTCAGCTGTGCTGGGCGGCAGTCCTGCTGTTCAACGGTTAGAGCAAAAAGAAAAAGATTTAGCTGGCTTGAAAGAAGCAGGCGCTCAAGGGTTTGCAATCGCAAGGGTTGAGGCTGAAATTGCCCAATTAAGAAGGGATTCAAGTAAAGAGCTGGCAAGACATGCTGAGCTGAAAGAAGCAATCAAGCAAGTTACTGACGGCATGGTTGGTTTAGAGGACCAGGCATTAAGACTGGAACAGTCAAAATTGACAGCTCGCAGAGACGGTCTTGCTTTTGCACAAGGAAATCTTGCCGTAAGCAGGCTTGAGCAAGAACTGCTTATTGTAAAACTTGAGTTAGATGGAGATATTACTAAGGAAAGAAGAGAGCAACTGAAGTTGCAAGAAAGAATTTTAGGAGTGCAGATACAGACCGCTGAAGCTGCTCGCAACAATGCTGCAGAGCTGGCACGGCGTCAGATCCAGAAAGAACAAATGTCTGGAGCGGTCAATCAGATTAAAGCCATTAGAAAAGAGCAGAAACTTGAACTTCAGTATCAGCAAGGCAGGGAAGGTCGTTTTGCTTTGTTTGAAAAAGAGGCTCAACTGTTAGATAGAGAGTTTGTATCTAATGGACTTATTCTCGATATTGAAAGGAAGAAAGCGCTTGTTGGCGTAACTGAGGCGGAAAGAATTTCTTCGATCAACCGAGATTATGATCTTCGAGTTCGCTTGCTTGAAAAAGAGTTTGAACTTAACAAGCAAAACCTAGAGCAAGCAAAGGCTGCTTACGACTTGTCTCGCCTACAAGTAGAGCAAGCATTGAAGATGGAGCGGATGCAGGCTGGCATCTCTGCTGCTCAGCAAATTCGTGCCACTAGCCCGTTTGAGCAAGAAGCTAGATTGTTTGATCCTTTCTTTGGCGAAAGCAGTCAACTTCAGGTTGAGCAAACGCTTCGTTACAACGAAAGCTTAGCGTTGTTAAATCAGCAGCTTAGCGACGTAGTTGAACAGCAAAACAAGTTCTTGGCCCCTGAAGTTCGACAGCAGCTTGAAGATCAAGAAAAATCAATTAGAAATCAAATTGCTGCATTTAAGGAGTATCAACCCGCGATTGATGCTGCTGCCTTGGCTCAGGCTCGATTTAATGAAGCCATGGCAATCACCGTTCCTGTAACGGATGCGGTGTTTGACAACTTGCTTGCAGTTGTTGAGGGTACGAAGACTGCAGAGCAGGCGTTTGCAGATTTCCTTCGCAGCATTGCGTCGATGTTGATCGATGCAGCCAAGCAGATGATTGCAACGTATATCGCGATTGGCATTGCTCGTATGTTTGCAGGCGTGCCAGCAGCCACTGGCGGTGGTGAAGCTGCAAGCAAGCTTGGGACAATTCCAAGTCTTGCACCAAGCTTGGGTGGTGGTGGGCCCTTGAATGATCCAAAAGGACTGTTTACAGCACCAACACTTATTTCAGGCAGAGCGCTTGGTGGAGCGGTTGGCGCTGGTCGTCCTTACATGGTTGGCGAGCGTGGTCCTGAGTTGTTTGTCCCTGGAGCGCAGGGCAATATCGTTCCAAACAACGCAATGGGCGGCTCTAACATTGTGGTGAACGTGGATGCTTCTGGTTCGTCTGTCGAAGGCGATTCTGATCAAGCAGCACAACTTGGCAAGATGCTTGGCGCTGCGGTGCAGGCTGAGCTAGTCAAGCAAAAACGTCCTGGCGGTCTCCTTGCAAGCTGATGGCTACTTTCCCGTCAATCACGCCGACCTACGGCATTCAAAAGCGCAGCGCACCAAGCGTCCGCAAGGTGCAGTTCGGTGACGGTTACGAAAACCGCTTCACAATGGGCATCAATCAAAACCCGAAGCTTTACAACCTAACTTTTGAGGTATCAGAGACTGACTCCGACACGATCGAGACGTTTTTGGACGCACGAGCTGCAGATTTTGCCAGCTTTGATTTCACGCCACCTGGCGAAGGCAGCAGCTCTAAGTTTGTGTGTGAGACGTGGAGTAAGTCGATTCCGTATTTAAATCGCGCCACAATCCAAGCAACGTTTCGCGAAGTATTTGAACCGTAATGGCAGTAGCAGCCTGGGCAGCTAGCACCGCGTTTTCTGTTGGCGACATCCGACGCGCCAGCGTTGAGCAGCCGTCTGGTTTGTTCTTCCGTTGTTCTACGGCTGGAACGTCAGCAAGCTCAGAGCCAGGCTGGCCAAACATGGTTGGCGACACGGTTACGGATGGAACGTGTGTCTGGACTGCGATTGCGTCAGCGTATGAGGAGCTGGCAAAGATCAATCCCAGTGCAATTATCGAGCTGTTTGAGCTGAGGTTGGACTCAACGTTGCACGGCAGCAGTGACGTTTACCGCTTCCATGCTGGAGCGAACGCTGCTGTAACCGGCAACATTGTGTTCAACAGTCAGACTTACACCCGCATTGCTATTAAGGGTGATGGCTTTGATTACAGCAACACCGGCACGTTGCCGCGTCCCACGCTGACGATTAGCAATTTAGATAACACGATGACAGCGCTGCTGTTACTGGTCAATGCCACAACTGCAGGCAATGATCTTGGCGGAGCGGAGGTGCGTCGAATCAGAACGTTGAAAAAGTACCTTGATGGCGAAAGCGCGGCTGATCCAAATGCACGATTTCCAGAAGAGCGGTGGTTTGTGGATCGAAAGGCTAGTGAGTCGCGGGACAGTGTGACCTTTGAGCTGGCAAGCAAGTTTGATTTGGCAGGACAAAAGATTCCCAAACGGCAGGTAATCGCAAACGTCTGCCAGTGGAAG